GTGGGTCACGTGCGCTGCACGACTGACGTAACAAAGGATGAGATGAGCGACGCCAAACCTTGGGACACATTACGCAATAAGCCACCTGCACCACCTCCTCCCATCGGGATCCTTGCCCGCTTACGTGCATGGACACGCAAACACTGGCTGATCACAACGCTATTGGTGCTGTATGGGCTCTCGCACATTTGGGACTGGGTGCTGACCCCCACCATCAACCCGCACCCTCAGGACTTAGTGACGATCAAGGGTACTTTCCCTTTTGATCAAGGCTACGAGATGAACGTGCATATGGGCGCGTACACCACGACCAAGTGGATAAATCAGTGGCATGGGTTTCTCATTCCTGGACGCCCAATTTCTTACTACAGTAAGCAACTGCCACTCACTATCACCCAAGTGGGTCCTAAAAACTACGAATTTTCCTTTTATAGAGATTTTTATCTGCCCGGGATTGCTGGCTGGCGCCTCAGTGGCCTGTGGCTGAGCATTCCTAAAAAAGATGCACCCCCTCCAAAAACATCATTTGCATTCCCAAGAATAACAATGAATATGAAGTGTTTTGAATACAGTGCAGTGGATAAGGACTTGATGTGTTCGGCGCTGGATAAGGATGGTAGTGACATTTACATGCCACCCAATCGAAATTTTGAGGTGAATTTCATCTTCAACCAGCTGCCAAGGCCGGGGTGATGCTGCTGGACCTGACCTCCGCCACCAACCAGGTGCAGGGCGACCTGCTGTTTGACGCGCCGGCGCCCAAGCGCGACCACAGCAAGCTGATGGAGGCCATGGACAAGATCAACGAGCGGTATGGCAAGGCCACGGTGCACATCGCCAGCACCGGGCGCACGCAAGAGGACGAAGACGGGTGGCGGATGAAGCAGGAACGGCGCACACCCAGGTACAAAACCAAGCTGAATGAGATACCGATTGCGCGGCTGAGGGCTGGCTTCTTTAATGCCTCAGCCGTGTTTAAAAAATAACTATCTATTGCAGTGCCTTGCCAAGCGCGCCACCGATTTTTCCAACTTTATCGCCAGTTGCCCACTCATTCTATGCTATGGCCAGTTCCTCTATTTAATATCTCCTCAAAAAAAAGCATGCAACGGAAAGCTGTCGCTAATAATGCCAACTGGAAAAAGAAGCTGAAATATAAGCCAAATATGGCTAAAGCCCATCTTTGATCAGATATTGGTGCAACATTAAATTGATATCCAGGCTGAATCCATGAACCCCAAATCATTATTGGAGATATAATAATAAGCGCAACCCAAGCACGCATGCGAGATTTTTTGTATTTATCAAAATATATGGATGCTCGTTTTGATGAAATATAAGGCAAAATCGGATTAACTAATGATAATATAAAATATGGAATCACCATCAAGCCACTGATGAAAAAGAATGCAGCGGTTGCATGAGGAAATTCTGATTTTTCGACATATCCTTTTATTGAAGGAATTGTTGTAGTTAAGCTGGCATGAGTAAAATCAAGTCCAAATGGACTGTGGTGCGACGGCCAAAAAATAGCCACCCCAAATAAAATTAGATATGGAATTGCATATGCCAACAGCACCATCCAAGATGGTGGATTAGGGGAATTTATGCTGAATTTAATAATCATTTCACGAATGACTGATTAATAATATAATTTATGAATTGAAAGGTGTTTTTGCATAAATCGCCCTTTGCCATCAGCTAGGGAGGTTTGCGGCTCTGTTACTGACACAGCTGCACATGTGATACACAAAGTTCGCAAATAATATAATTAAACGACAGGTGGTGGCAAAAAACCGCCATTCATGTCACGGAGTCGATGGGCAGCAATCGCTGCACACCGGTTATCGGTTGTCAAAGCTCGGATGGCAGCAATGGGTCGCAAGCAGCCCCCTTGCCTCTCCCACAACACACGCTATACTGGCGCGGTCTCGAAAGAGATGGAGCGTAAGAACTCCTTAGATCACGCGGAAGAACCGCACCCGATAGTTGGCGGTTTTTTTGCGCCCGGACATTGCGCGCCTGCCCCCTTGCAGGTGCTGATTTTTTGGCCGGGAGGGCGACGGATACAACACCCGCAAGGGGAAGAAGTCCGCCTAGCGTGATCTAGGTTCTTAACCTCCCGGCCACCTTGTCTCAGTGCGTAAGAACGCTGTGGCAAGGCTTCACAAGTCTCATCACGGAGCACCTTATGTCTCAGTCCGCACTGGCTATCTCGCCCGCCATCACCGTCGTTGACGGCAAACCCACCACCCTCAGCACTGACCTGGCGCGCTACTTTGGCAAATTGCACGCCAACGTACTGCGCGACATTCGCAATCTTCTCCCTCAGCTAACTACAGGGGGTGTCCTCAATTTTGAGGAGACCCATGTAACAGACGAGCAAAACGGTCAACGCTATCCCGCCTACCGCCTCACCCGCGACGGCTTCACGCTGCTGGCCATGGGCTTCACCGGCAAGAAGGCCCTGGCATTCAAGCTGGCCTACATCGACGCCTTCAACCGCATGGAGGCTGAGCTGCAAAAGCAACCCGCCCCCGACGCCCAGCGCCTGCAACTGGCCCAAACGCTGGCCAGCCAAGCCGGCGCGCAGGTGATGCAAACGGTGCTGGATGCGGTGCTGTCCGGCAACACCGCCGACTGGCGCCGCGCCCGCTATCTGCTGAGTTTTGGCTACGACCAAAGCGGCCAGCCCAGCCTGCCGCTGGCCAAGGCGGTGACCGATGGGCAAATCATTGCGTCCCTGCCCGAGCTGACGCAGCACATTGCCAAGGGCGACATCATGCCCAGCGACACGCAGCTGGCGGCCCTGGCCTCGGCCTGCACCCAGCGCCTGTCCGAACGCGCCCAGATCCGCGAGCGCCGCGCAACCACTGCGGTGGCGGCTTCCGCCCCAACTGCGGCACCGGCCAACGTGGCAGCACCCGTATCACCGCGCATCGGCCACGATGGCAAGCCCCTGCCACCCGGCACGTTCCGCGCGGTGTTTGTGTGATGCATGTTTAATTTGATAGCTGTTAGCGCTTTCTTGATAAGCGCTAGCAGCACTTTTCATCAAATTCCCAACAAATCTTGCAGCCATCAAGACGGTGCATGAAAATTCATGCGTTCGGCTTGCGAAACCGACCGCATTGGAGCAATTCCATGCACAACCGTACTTCCCTCTGGGGCGGTGCCTTGTAGTCTCCCACCTGGGGCTCCTGGAACAGCACAACCAACCTGCTACGGCAGGTTCATTTGTGTTTTTTCAGATGACCAAACTACAGACACTACGCAAATTCGCATTCAACACCCAAAACGGTCGCTGCTTTTACTGCGGTCTGCCTATGTGGGAAAGTAGCGATCAAGCTGCTTTTGCCTCTCGATTCAATATTCCCAAGAAATTGATCCCGCTGTGTCAAAGCACTGCGGAGCATTTGCACGCGCAGCAAGACGGCGGCAAGGACGTGCGCAAGAACATTGCCGCAGCGTGCAAATTCTGTAATGCGACGCGTCATAAAGGTCGTGCCGCCAATGCGCCAAGCCCCGAACAGTACAAGGCGCGCATCCAGCATCGCGTTGCACAGGGCAAGTGGCACCCTGCACTAGTAGCACTTACTGCCAGCGGATGGCCATCACCAATGCACCCAACCCACCTGCGGTAATGCCCAACGCTGCCAGCACATGCGCCAACGCAAGGCGGCGGGCAAAGCGGTCAGCACCTGCAGGGTCTAGCTGCTTTGCGATGTTGATTTGGGTAAACAGCATTTCGTTCAGTCCAGCCATTGCCTGTCTGTGCGAATCTGCCCCATCAGGGCATTGACTTGGGCGTCACGCTGCTGGACCAGGTGGACAAGCTCTCCAACCACGCCTGCGCCTTGTGCAGCGTGGGTTGCGAGTTGCTGGTGTTGATCTGCGAGATCTCGGCAGGCAGCGGCGTCACTGGCAGCCTGGGCGTGCTGGGTGGCGGTGGTGCGCAGGTGGTGCTGCAGGCTTGCAATGCGGGCAGCATCAGCAGTGCGGCCAGCTTCCAGCCGCTGGATTTCTTGGGTGTATGCATGGGTGTTGTCCTGTTGCGCTGCGGCGTGCTGCAGTCGCCCTGCCGCTTTGATTTCTGCAGCTTGCTGCGCTTTCTGTGCCTGGGCTAGTGCCTGTTTTGACTGTTGGTCGTTGCGCAGGGCGATGGCAGTACCTGCACGCAGGCTTTGCACCCACCACGCGCCGCTGCCCCCCAGGGCAATGCCTGCAGCCAGTGCGATGGCGGCGGTTTTCATGCCAGCCCCCCTTCACACAGCTGGCGCTCTGCCGCGCGGCGTTGCACCAGTCCGGGCAGTTGCTTGCCACCGGCATAGGTCCAGCGGCTCAGTTCTGCGCACGCGCCCTGCAGGTCGCCCGCATTGGCCTTGCGCACCAGGGTGGATTGGCAAAACGCCCCCTCCCCCACGTTGAAGGCAAAGCTGAGGAAGGCGGCGCGCTGCCCGTCGGTCAGCGGCTGGCGGATGCAACCCAGGGCGTCGGCGTGCTGGGCCAGGTCCTGGTACAGCATGGCCTCGCACTGCTGGCGGGTGAAGGTCTGGCCCATGCGCAGCTCAGGCCCGGTGTGGCCGGTGCACGCGGTGATGATGCCGATGGGGTCGCGGTAGGTGCGCTGCACGGTGCCTTCGTACCTGGCCACCAGGGGTACGACCAGGGCGGTGGCGGCCGCGCCGATGGCGGCGATGAGTTTGTGCTTGTAGTTCATTTGGGATAGATGCCTTTGGCTGCGTTCCATGCGCCGATGAGGGCCACGCCCAGCGCCACGATGGCGGCCATGGGTTTGGCCAACATGCCCAGCCAGCGCAAGACCTTGAAAGCACCTTGCATGGCGTCAAAAAACTCCAGCAGATCGGCCAGTTGCTGTTTCAGCTCGTGCAGCTCTTGCCGGGTTTTGGCGAGCTCGGCGTTGTTCTGCCCCAGCTCGCGGGTGGTGCCGCCCAGGCCACGTTCAATGGCGGCCATGCGTTCACTGCCTTTGTCAAAGCGTTGGTTGACCTGCTCGATGTTGATTACCGGCAGCTCGTCGCCCCAGTCGTCCATGCGCGCCTCTCTTTCTGTGCTCGGTGTTGTGTGTGGTTCAGACTTCAATCAGTACGTAGGGCAAGTCAGGCGCCGGCCCGGTGATGGCCCCGCCCTGCACGTAGACGCGCGCGCCGCTAGGCTGCAGCAGGGGGTTGCGCACGCGCAGCTGGCCCGCGCCGCCGTCCTGGGCCACGTCTGCGCTGCCATCGGCATGCAGCACGGTGACGGTGCCAGTCAGCACGGGGGCATCGGGCAGCAGGGCCTTGAGGCGCTTGTAGAGGTTGGTGCTCATGCGGCCACCCTTTCCACGGTGAGTTGCTGGCGCACGCGGGGCAGCGTGGCACTGACGTTGACGCCGCGCACCAGGCCGCGCCAGGTGCCATCGGTGTCAGCCACCTCCAGCAGCTGGCCGGGGCGCACGATGCCGGGATGGGTGCCGCCGGTGAGCACGGGCATGCTGATGGTGTGCAGCAGCTTGTTGCCGCTGGCGGCCAGGGCCCACTGGCCCCGCAGGCGGGCGGCGTCGGCATGGGTGATCAGGTCGTCCTGCACGGCGGGGGCCAGCTTGTCGCGGGCGCTCAGTGCGCGCACCACGTGGCCCTGCACGCCGCCCACGCTGCCGCCGGTCACATAGATGGCGTTGTAGTCGGCGCGAGGCTCGGGCCGCAGCTCGTCGGTGGCGATGACAGCGGCGGGCATGCGCACATCCGGCGTGGCATCGGCCCAGTGCCAGGGCAGCACGGGGTAGCGCGGCGCGACGATGAGCTGCGCGGCCGTGGGGTGGCTGCGCACCACGGCGCCCACGCTTTCTGCCACGCGCAGCACGGCCTGCAGGAGCGTGCCCTGGAAGCTCCACGCGCCGGCGGGCACCAGCCAGTCGGCAATCTGCCAGTCCAGCCCCAAGCCGGTGAATTCCAGCGCCTGCACGGCCAGCTGCTGGGCGGTGGCCGGCGCGGTGCTGAGCCAGCTTTGCTGCGGCATGTAGGGCGCGCCCAGCAAGGCCGTGACGCTGACGCCCTGCACCGCCACGCGCTTGCGCTCAAAACTGCGGCTGCGCGCGGTGCTGGTGATGGCAAACACAAAGGCCATGCCGTTGATGACCACCTGCACCTGGGCGGGCAACCCGGCCACGGGGGCCAGCTGGTCCATCAGGTGCTCAGGGCCGCTGGCGGTCAGGCTCCAGCCGTAGCCATCATCGTCGGCGGCCAGGGTCAGGTCGGTGAGCGGCACGGGCTCCATGCCCGGCAGCAGGTGCGCGGTGAGGTGGTGGACTTGCATATAGGCAGGCAGTAAGGGGATGACGTAGTGCGGCGTGGGCTGCGGATCTGGGGTCTTGCCGCTGCAACGGAACACCAGCGCAGCTGGCAGGCCCGGCGCGTAGGCCTGGTCAAACACCAGCCGGGCGGGCAGCCCGGGCACGTAGCACGGCTGGGGTTTGGGGGGCTGCGGCCACAGCCACAGGCCTGGGCCGGGCTGGGTGGCTTGCTCAAACTGCCCATACACGCCCACACGCACGGGCAGGCCATGGGCAAAGCGGGTGAGCCAGTGGCCGGCCACCGGCATGCCCTGCTGCACGTGTGCCTGTGTGGCAGCACGCAGGCGCACCGCCTGCTGGAAGGCCGCCAGGGCTGCGCTGCGCAGGGCCTGGGCGTCCTGCATGGCATCTACCGCTGCGGCGTGCAGCCGCACGGCCTGCTCGAACCGGGCGCTGCCACCATGGCGCACCGGGGCGGCGTCCTGCTGGGTGTCCTGGCCTGCGGCACGCAGGGGCTGTGCCTGCTGCCACAGGGCCTGCACCTGGGCCGCCACATGCCGGGCGTCCTGCCAGACCTGTTGCACGGCCGCCTGGTTGCGCTGGGCCTGCTGCCACAGGCTGTGCACCGCCGCCCGCAGGGGCTGGGCGCTCTGCGCGCTGTCCACGGCATGGGCCACCACCGGGCGGCTGACGTTGACATTCCAGCCCATGGCCACAGTGCCGCGCAGGCCGGTGATGCGGCCCTGGGCGCACAACTGCAGCACGCTGGCCATGCGCACCTGACCACGCAGCCCCACAGTAATGCGTCCCTGGGCCGACAGCGCATAGGTGGGCACTTCCGCATCACCGCCCGCACCAAACACCAGGCGCACGGGATTGCCCTCCGCCGGCCGCTGCTGGTCAAAGATGAGGCGCGTGCTGGCCATGGCTTAGCCCAGCGTGGAGCCGGTCAGGGTCACGATGCCCCCTGCGTAGAACTGGGGCGCCTGCTCACCCTCCGGCACGGTGCCGCCCGCTACTTCAAAGCAGCCACCCACACCTGCGGCCGTGACACCGCCCTCGGCCAGCACCGCGCCATCGGCGGCCACCAGCTCGGCCCAGCGGGGGATGCCACTGGCCAACACCATGACGCCGGCCGCGTTTTGCGGCTGCAGCACCAGCAGGCCATCGGCAATCACCCCGGCAGGCCGGGCCAACGGGATCTCCAGCCAGGGCGCAGGGCTGACGACCATGGTGTCTGGCCGGGCCGTGGTGTACAGGCGCACCACGGCGTTGCCGGTGGCGCCAATGTCCAGACGCGCCAGCGTGGCCTGCAGCTGGACCAGCAGCAATGTGCCGCCCAGGCGCCACTCGTAATAGGCCGGGGCCGTCATGGCGTCACCTCGGGGGTCTGGTCATTGGCCACCACGGACCGCTGCAGGCCTTCGTGGTCCCAGGCGATCACGTCATAGGCGTAGCGCTGGTTGATGCCTTCAAAGCGATACTGGCCCTGGGCGTTGCTCCAGGTCTCGCGCACCAGCAGGCCGTCGCGGCTGCGGTGCAGGCGCACGCGGCGGGGTAGCGGCAGGTTGCCGGCCTGGTTGAACAGCTCTACGGTGCCGTAGATATACCCACGGCCGCCGTTTTCCAGATCCAAAGCAACAACTTGTGGCGATGCAGTCGCGCCTGCTCCTTGAGCCAGCCAGTGCGACTGATAATCTGCAAGAGACACTGACTGCCGCAGTGTCTGCACCGGCCACTCCACAGATAACGAGAGCCTACGAGCCTCTTGCCCGCTGAGCGTACGGTTGAAGAGCGCGAAGTTGGCAAGCCGACTGCCTGCCGCCAAACCAGCAACACCCGCTCGCGATCCAATGTCAATGTAGTCAGTGTTATAGATGCGACTGCCAATTACTGGGTTTGATCCTCTGCGCGTGACATCTCGCCCATCCAAGTAAATTTGAACTACACCAACGCCCGAGACAGCAATCACAGCACGGTGAGGCTTGCCGTCATTGACCGGCTCGTCGGAGAACCACATCGCAAAATTGCTGCCATTGACCCCCATGCAAAAGGACAGCAAGTTATCTGGAACACCAAATGCACTACCCGATGACCCCAATGCCTGCAGCGACCATCCATTGTTGTTATTGCCGTGCTCAGCAATCACGGTATTGACCGCCGTCGTGTACTGAAAATCTATCGCAATCGAGAACCCAGCTGCATCCACCCCTGTTGCCGAAGGGATGCGAATCGATCCCGAGCCTTGCGGGTCAAACGCCTGCTGACTATCCACTGCCAACATAGCGGCCACTACGCTCCCCCCAGATCGGGTGGCATTGCGCACTCCCGCCACCTCGTCAGGCTGTGCACTTGCAGCACCATTGAGCGACCAGAACCCTACAGCGCCCAGGTCCAGCGCTGCTTTGGTCGCCCACGAAACGGCACCCAACTGCACACCACCCGGCACGGCCGCAACAGCATTGATCACACTAGCAGCCCCTCTCAGGACTGCTGCATAAACAGCAGCCCCCAAGAAGGCCCGCGAGATTTCAACAGCACTGGCAAACGTCCATTCGATATAAAAGCCAGGTTGGCGCACTTGCTCGCTGAGCCAAGTGCAAGCCGTCAACACGCTACCATCTGTCAGGTCAGCCAGCGCACCGGCACTGGGCGCAAAGCTGCTGCTGACCGTGGCCAGTGCGGTCACATCGGCATCACCGGCCCACAGCTGCACGCCGGTGATACGCAAGTCTTGCCCCTGGGGCAGCGTCAGCCCTGTCAGTCGCCAAGTCGTTGCTGGCATGGCTTATCTCCAAGGGCCGGTGATGTCGATAAAGCCACAGCCCAGCGCCGCGCCGGAAAGGCTGCCGCAGCCCACTGACTGCAATTGCCGGTTGCTAAAGCTGCCTTGGCCCTGCGTCATGAACGCATCGGCTCCCATGGCCCCCACCACCCCAGTTTGCGGGCAGTGGTAGGCCCCCGGCAGCTCACCACGCGGCCCAAAACTGGCCATCACTCCATCGGAAAGCATGATCGAAGACAGGCGCAGCCCGTTGTCTGCGCGGCTGGGATAGGTCCCCAAGGTAGCATCGTTGCCAGATGTGGCAGCCGTATTGCCTGTGATGGCACGCGATACCTGCAACGCCCCCGCCAGCCCAGCCGACATACGCTGCAGCAGCAGTCCACCCGTGACACCACTGGCTGTGAAAACACAGCCCGCCAAGTCGGTATAGGTCGTGCTGACGGCGCCCGTCAGCAAGGCACACCAGGCATCGCCGCTGCGGTAGCTGTTGAGTTCCCCGAGATAGTGGGTGTAGAGCCCGTATCCACCACTGCCAGCAGGCAAAGTCGCGGCCTGCGGTGCCGCGGACACATACAACCCTCTGCTATCACCGCGCAGCAACCAGTACACACCAGTGGCAGCAGCTGCACTGCGCTTGTGCCAGTAAAACCCACCCGCAGGCGCTGTCGGTGCAGCAGCCACACCAGTATCCACATCACTCATGGACTCATACATGGTGACGCGTGCATACAGAGCATTGGTGTCATCCACCCGGTAATACGCGCGGGTGCCCGCTGGATCGGTGCTGCGGTACACCGCCACATTGGTTTTGGAGAAAACCTTTTCCCAACCCAAAGGTGCGATCTTGAAAGTGATGGTGCCGGTCAATGCGCCGTCGGGCAAATCGCAGGCGAACTCCACGTAACTGGCCGCAGCGGTCTTCACGCGCTGCAGGCCGTTGAGCACGGCACCGCTGCCCGTCACCCCGGCCAGCTGGATCACGCAGTGATCCACCGCAGCACTGGCCCCAGTGATGGCCAGGCGGCACACGCCACCGGTCACTTGCGCGCTGTCCACGGCCTTGGTGCCAAAGCCATTGACCAGGAAGGCATCCAGCACAGCGATCAAACTGCCTGCGGCGCCATTGAGCGTGGGGGCGCCCACCATGCTGGAGACTGCCCATTTCACGGATGTACTTGCTGTCATTGCTGCTTCCTATTCATTGCTCGCTGGCGCCCAGGCGATTGATGTCGCCGCGCACCAGCACGCCAAAGCTGTAGTCCGTGCCTGCTGCCTCGCTGGGCTGCACGGTGCGAATGCAGGCAAAGGGCTGCATGGCCCCCACGGTGTTGATGCGCAGCACGTTGCCCACCGCCCAGCCCGCGCCCCAGCCGCCGGCCTTGATCGTGAAATAAGGCACGCCGGCCTGCGTGTCGGTGCGGGTGTTGGGGTTGATGGGGGCGATGTCGTTGGCGATCGGGAAGCTGCCCAGGTTGCCCACGTGCTCGCCAATCACCTCCACCGTGGTGGTGTTGGTGAAGCGCAGCACCCAGCGCTCGGACAAGGCCCCGGCATTGGTGACCACCAGAGGAAAATTGGTATCGTCGTAGCGGGAGACCGCAGCGTTACCCATCAGGCTGTCAGACCATGCCTGATCCACCCAGGCGGCTTGCGCGAAAGTCAGACTGACCCGGGCGCGCAGCGAGCCCACATACAAGGCACTGCTGACCACGCTGCCCACGGGAAAGTCGTGGCTCAGCGCCTTGGTCAACGTCAGCGTGCCGTTGAGCTGCACATCGGCAATCCGGGCCATCTCTTCGATGCGGTGGTGCACGCGCACCGGTTGGGCCCAGCCGGTCACATCCACGATGCTGACCCGGCCCGCATCCAGATCCACGCTCCAGCCGGTCTGGATTTTTTGACCATCGGCCCCCACGATCCAGGCGCGGCTCAGGCGTGTGCGGGCGCAGTCAATGGTCTGCCCGTTGCTCAGGCTGGCCGCAGGCAGCACGCCGGTGTGGCCCACCACCACCAGGTAGCCGTTGCGGTACACGGGCACCCGGCCATCGCTGGGCAGGCGCACCGGGTCCATGCCGATGATGGCGGCGTCCAGCGGCAGGTACACATAGGTCACGCTGTTAAAGCGCAGCGTGGTGGGATCAATTGGCAGGGGCTTCCAGACCTTGCCCGCCTGCACCGCGCCCACGTCCGCGGAGTCAAACCACCACTCCGCGCGCTCGGCCTCGGTCAAACCGGCGGCGTCCACAAAGGCACCGAACTGGATTTCCGCCAAGCCCGCCTGGTAGTCGATGCGGCCGCGGCTTTGCGCGGTGTTGAAATAGCCCTCCAGATCCGGCGTGAGGGTAAGCACATGGCCCTGGGCATCCGACAGGTTCAGGGTGATGCCCTGCACCGCCACGGGCGCCGCCGGCGTGCGAAAGAACACGCTGCCCGCTGTCCACTGCTTGCGCGTGGTCCACAGGCTTTGCAGCACCAGGGGCGCGGCGGTGGTGACCAGGTAGTCGCTCAGGTAGGCAATGCCCGCCTCATAGTCCATGCGCCCGGCCACGGTGCCGGGGTTGCTGCTGGTGCGGTCACGGATGAGATCGCCATCCACATCGATGTAGGTATGCCCCCGCCAGGTGAACTGCACGCTGCCAGGCACCACGTACTGGCTGGTGTAGGGGCACAGGTCGATACTGACCGCCGGCGGCTGCCAGGTCTGCTGTGCATTCAGCGGGCTGGCAAAGCTTTGCGCATAGCTGACCTGCACGGTGCTGGCCGCCAGCAGCTGCTCGGACACGGACACGCTGGCGCTTTCACCACCCTTTTGCGCCGAGCTGTTGCTGACGCTGCCGCCGTTCATGGTGGCGTTTTCAAAGGCGGTGCTTTTTTCGTACGCGGTCTGGTAGCCCTCGGTGGTGGCATCCAGATCGATCAGCTTGACGGTCAGGCTCTTGCCCGCATAGTTGATGGTGCCACGGGGGCCAAAGCTGCCCGCAGCATCGTCCGTGAGCGTGTGGTACTGCAGCTCCTGGGTCTTGCTGCTGGCCACGGTGCTGCGGCTGTAGGTGGCCTGCTGGCTGACCCCGTTGGGGATGCCGTACATGCGCACGGTGGGCACAAAGCTGCCGTCTGACTGCGCCAAGGCACCAATATTCGCTCCACTGCCCTTGCCCGCCGATGCGCCGGTGCTGCTGCCGCCACTGCTGGCCGTCACGTTGCGCGCGGTCACCCACTGCACCTTCACGCTGCCCGCGGCCGGCACGCTGTCCAGGGCCAGGGTGGCAAAACCGGCCGCATCTGTGCTGGCCGCCACATTCTTGGTGATGATGGTGGCGTACTGGTAGCTGATCCGAAACTCGCCCTGCGCATCGATCCAGGCGGCCAGCGCGGGCTTGAGCAGCAGCTCGCCACTGGCGTAGTTGATCTCGCCGGCGGCATCACCAGCCAGCACGCCCACGTTGTCGGTGGCGGTTTTGAGCTGGCCACCGCTTTCCCACTGGATTTGCAGCGTCCCGGGCTTGATGCCCGTGTGCCCCAGCTGCAGCATGTACTCGGGCTGGCGCACTTGCAGCAAGGTGCTGCTGCGGTTGACAAAGCCTGTGGTCTCGCCCCACTGGAACAGCACGGCCGAGCCCACATCCGGCAAGGCGGGCAAGGTGATGGCCACGGAGCCGTTGGCGTAGTTGATGGTGCCTACGGCATCGCCCACCAGCGTGCCCGCGCCATCGTCCTGGCAGGTGTACCAGGTGCCCAGCACCATGAAACTGATCACCAAGGTGCCTGGGCTGGGGAACGGGCGCAGGATGGTCGTCCAGCTGTAGCCGCGGTTTTCCTGGCCCACCTTGAAGCGGTAGGTGTGCGGCGTGATGGGCACGGTGACCTCACGCGGGCCCGTGGCCAGGGTGATGCTGCGCATGGCGGCCGGGCGCTGGTCCAGGTTGACGCGCTCGGTGCGGCTGCTGGGCACCAGCTGGGTGTAGATGCTGGCCACCTTGACCTGGCGCGCAGGGTCTCCCAAGGCGTAGGCCGCGGTCATGGGCGAGGCACCATAGAACTGCATTGCATCGGCCACCGTGGTGTCACGCAGCCGCGTGGCATTGGCATCCCGGGTGAACGTCCGGTTGGGCTCGCTGCCCACAAACGCATGCTCCAGGCGGCTGCCGATCTCGCAGGTGGTCACCAGCGCCTGGTAGTCCACCGGGTTCCCACCAGCCATGTAGGTGAAGGTGCGCTCTGCGGTATCCGTGCGGATGATGCGCACAAACTGGCGTTTTTCGGTCGGCAAACCTTCGTTGAGCACCAGCACCAGGGTGCGGCCAATCGGTGGTGCCGAGGTGCCGGGTCGGTGGAAAATCTGGATGTTGCCCTGGCCCTGGACGTGGTTGCCCAGCAGGATGCCGTTCCACTCCGTGCCCGCAATCAGGTAGTTGGAGATGGCCGTGGCAATCTCGCTGCGCTTGGCGAAGTGCCCACAAGCCGCGATGGTGACGCTGATGTTGGGGTCGGTCGCGGGCTGGTCGATGATGATGTTGGCATCGCTGAGTGCATCGGTGTTGCCCGTCTGCACAGCGCCGAAGGTCTGGCGAATGCTGACGTCACCACTGGCACGGTCGACCTCGGTGACATCTTCGAAGATCTGATTGCTTTTGCCCCAAGCAATCACCTTGCCCGTGGGTCCGCCGCCGCCCTCGGGCACATCGTCCATGACCTTGGAGGCCAGGATTTTGATATCGCCGTCGCTGATGCCTGTCATTGCGTGCGCTTCCTTCTGTTCAAACCGTGATCAGCCGCAGCGTGGCGACATAGGGGTGGGTGTCCTGGGGCAGCTCGGGCCGGCTGATGGGCTGGGCCTCGATCGCGTCTTCTGGGGCAAACATCACCGTGAACGCCTCCCCACTGGCCAGCTCCAGCGGGTAGCGCCCATCCGGGGCATCGGCCAGGGCGCGCACCGCCAGCAAGGTGGCGCGGCGGATCCAGCCCTGGTCCTGGGCACCCTGCAAGGTGATGGGGCGGCCCGCCACCTTGGAGGCCACGTCAATGATTTGCGCGCCGGTGATGCTGCGCTCCACGCTGCGCTGGGCTGCAGCCCAGGTGAACTCATCCACCCACAACATGCCGCCGGGCAGCGCAATACCGTTCAGAAAGTGCGTCGCCATCAGACTGGTGCTCCTGTCAGTCGGGCGCTGCGCTCCAGCTCACTGAACAGGCTCTGCAGCACGCTGCTGCCCGCGGCATCCGTCTGGATGGCGCCCAGCTCTCGCCCGCCCAAGGAAATTTCATGGCGGTGCACCTGGGTCACCAACTGCTGGGCGGTGCTGACTTCCGGCATGGGCGCAACCGCAGCCTGCGCGGGCTGCCCGGCCGCCTTCACGGCCTGCTGCATCTGGATCTGCTTGCGGGCGCCCTCCATCGCAAACCGGGTCACCGCCATCTGGTAGTTGCCCAACTGCCCCCGGCTCTTGACGTCGAAGGGGTTCTGCTCCTTGTACTGGCGCTGCCACGCTTGCCACCAGGCATCCAGCTCGGCCTCGGTCTGAATGTTGGCGGGCACCAGGTTCTGAATGGGGTTGGTGGTGCCACGCTCCGCAATGTTGGGGGAGCCAAATGGCTTGGCCCCATCACCGTCCTGCGACTCGGCAGCACGGCGCATGTTGTGGATGCGCTGGCCCGCGCGATCGGCTGCACGCCCCACCTTGTCAAAGTCGCTGACCATGCGCCCCGCAGCCCGCGCCGTGGCGCGCTCGGTGCTGACCACGGCTTTGCCGGCACGGTCCAGCGCAATTTCATAGCCTTTGACCGCGGCCTCGGTTTTCAGCCAGGCCGGGGCGATCCCACCATTGGCGGCAATCGTGCGCTCGGCCATCACCTGCCAGGCCTGGGCAATGCGCTGGGGTGGCTGGGTGCCGTCTTTCTCCAGCCGCTTGAAGGCCACAGATGCCTGGTCTGCCAGGCGCTGCAATTCCTTGGGCGTCTCCAGCCCCAAGTCCGCGTAGGCCTGGTCGATCAAAGCGGCAGATTCCGCTGCGGCCTCTGCAGATCCGGCCAGCCTGCGCTGGATGCGATCGATCTCGATCAACGTCCTGGCGGCAGCCTGCATGTTGCCGCTGGCCACCAGCTGGGCGTACTCAGCCCGCAGTTGCTTGACCGCCTGGGCAGCCTGCGCATCTGCCTGTGCCTTGGCCTGGGCTGCAGGCACGGCCTTGTTCTGCGCCTGGGTGACAGCCTCCACGCCCTGGGCCAGCTGCTGCAGCGCCTCCCCGGTCTGGGCTGCTGCAGGTGCGGCCTGCTCCACCGTCTCGGTCAACCCCGCCCAGCCATCGCGTGCCAGCTCTGCACCTTCCGCCATGGCGTTGAAGGATTCGCGCGATTTATCTGCCAACGCCTGAGATGCCGCCCAGGTTGCCTCTGCAGACAAGCGCACCTCTGCGGCAGCCTGCGCATAGGCCTCAGAGATCGCGCCAAAGGTGACCTTGCTCAGCCCGTCATATAGCAGTGCCAGCCCAGACTGGATATTGCTTGCTACGCCGGCAAACGCCTCGCCCACCTTGTAGATGACGGCCATCACCCCACTGGTGCCAGCCGACATGACGCCCCAGGCCATGCGCACGGCGTGGCCCGCATTGGTGGCAAAGGTGGTGATGCGCTGGAAGGCCTCGCCCACCTCGCTGGCCATCACCTGCATGCGCAAAATGATCTGATTGACGTCCAGCGCCCCCAGGAACTTCTGCACCCCCTGGATGCCGTTGTCAAACGCCGTGGCCAGCACCTGCCCCATGCGGGTGACTGAGCCATCGTCCACCAGGCGGCGCAGCGACCCCGCCAGCGCATCCACCCCCTGCTTCAACACCGGCAGCACCGGCGTGTTCAGCGCGGTGACCACCGCATCCCACACGCTGCCCAGCCCGGTCAGCGATCCCTGCAGGTTGTCGGCCATGGTGCGCGCCGTGGCTTCGGCGCTGCCTTGTGCGTTGCGCAGGCTGTCGGTCAACCCATCCAGCGCGCCCATGCCCTGGTTCAGCAAGGCGCGCAGCGCAGGGCCGGCCTCCAGACCCACGGCGTTGATGGCACGCTCCCCCGCAGGGCCACTGGCGGCCAGTTGGCGCAAGGCCTTGTCAAAGTCGGTGGTCACTATGCCTGCCGCACCCAGCTCCTGGCGGAACTTGCTGGCCGGGTTGGCAAACTGGCTCATGATGCTGTTGAGCGCCGTGCCCGCGCGGCTGGCATCAATGCCCGCATCGGCAAACTTGCCAATGATGGCCACCGTGCTCTCCAGGCTGACGCCCAGCGAATTGGCCACGGGCGCGGCATAGCTCAGCGCCTGGGCCAGGCCCTCCACGCTGGTGTTGGTGGCGTTGGCGCCCTTGGCCAACACGTCCGCCACGCGCCCGGCGTCATCAAAGGCCAGGCCCATGCCCATGACGGCCTTGGTCACGTATTCGCTGGCGGTGGCCAGCTCCACATCGCCCGCCTGCGCCAGGGCCAGCACGGCGGGCAGTGCCTTGATGGAGTCCCCCGCGCTCAAACCCGCCTTGGCCAGGTTCTCCAGCGCGCCCGCGGCCTGCACGCTGGTGTACTTGGTGTTGCTGCCCGCGTTCTGTGCGGCCTGGGTCAGCGCCGTCATTTCCTCGGCGGTGCCATCGGTGGCCGCCTTCACGCGGCTCATGGCGGCTTCAAACTCAGCCGCACCCTGAATGCCGCTGGCAAACGCCCGAATGCCCAGGTAACCCGCCACGGCCAGGCCCACGGCTTTGACGCCTTTTTCCAGGCGGCCCAGCACCGCAGACGCGTTGTCCTTGGCGTTGATGACGATCTGAATGGGTTTAAAAGCCATGGTGTTTTGAAAGCAAGTGGTGGCTAACGGTTTGCGCTGCAGCCAACGCGGCCGCAGGGCAAACCGCCCCGGCGGGCTGCCGGGCGGTGGTGCAAGGGCCAGGGGTTACACGGCCACGGGGCGGCCATCGCAATAGATGGCTTCGGCATTCGCGGGCTTGAGGGCTTCCAGCTCAAACTCCATGACGATCACGTCCGTGCCCTCGGCAATCAGGGCCAGATCGCCGCTGGCACTGAGCGTCACCTTGGGCAGGAACCAGTCACGGTTGCCGCCAGCGGCGTTGTCAGACACCACACGCAGCGCGCCCGTCAGCTCCGACTTGGCACCGGACTTGACCGACTCGAACTTGCCTGCCACAGGCGTGTAGCCAAACAGCACGGCGGTGGCCTGGGTGATGGCGCCGCCTTCCAGGATCTGCACGCGGCCGGTCTCGGTGTCCACGTTGTAGTCAGTGCCCGCTACGTAAGCATCGCCACCCGCCTTGGGGGTGACGGTGATGGCACTCACGTTGCGCACGCCCAGCGGGTTGGCTGCGGTGGCGCCCAGCTGGTACTGGCGCCCGGGCAGCACGGTGCGCTCTTCGTCCGTGACAGGCGTGGCAGCCTGGGTTTTGACTTCGTGCGTGCCACTCAGCCACAGCGCGGCATTGCTCGGGCTGAAGTTGTCGCACTGCAGCGCGCCGGTGCGCTGTACCTGCACCACCCAGCTGCCGTCCTTTTCACGCAAGCCGCCCTGGCTGCTGAAGTGCTCCGACTTCTCCGTCTCGATCGACAGGGTGACGCCCGGGCAGTTGCCCAGGTCGATTTCACCGGTCAGGCGTTCAGAGGCATCAAACGGGTCAAAGTACACCCGCCCCCGGGGGATCAGGTACTGGCTTTTCTCATGGATCAAGGGCATGGGTTGCTCCGCAAAGTTGGTGGATCAGGGCTGGCCGTGGAACACAGCCGCCGTGGTGAAAGTGATCTGGTAGCCCACCAGGGCCACGTCAGCAAAGTCCGCAGGCAGCACGTTGGCCACCTGCAGCTCTGTCCAGCCGCGGCCGCTGGCGTCCGCTGGGCGCCAGTTGTGCAGGCTGGTGATGGCAGCCACCAGCGCCGCATCCAGCTGCTGGGCCGCGTCCGGGCCACGGCGCACCACCAGGGTGATGACCCACTCCGGCTGCAGCGTGGCGGCGGGCTTGCGCACCTGGGGCACGCTGGCACCGCCCATGCGCACATCCACCGCAGGCACGCCGCGGCGGTCCGTGTCCTGGCAGCCCTCGCGCACCTGCCAGCCGGCCAAGGCGCCCTGCTCCCGCAGGCGCTGGGCAATCAAGGTTTCAAGGGCCAGCATCGGCACCCTCCGTGAACACAATGGGGAAAGTGGCCCAACCACCGGCATCCGGCACCACAGGCCCGGTGATGCGGCAAGGCTGGCCGTTGATCTGCAAGGCGCTGCCGCCCTCCGCCACACCTGGCGCGTTCAGCACGCACAGGCTGACGGTGTGGCGTTGGGTAGTGACCACTTCACCAAAGCCATCCGCAGCGCTTTGGTACAGGTGCACGCCAAACGCAGGCCCGCCGTGCCACGTGGCCGTGGCGTTGGACAGGGCCCGGCCCACGCCCTGCGCAATCAGGGCGTCCACCGCAGCAAAAGGGGCAAGGCTTGCCGTCATGGCTGCTTACGCCTTGCGCTTGCCGCGCTGCAGCATGCCAGGGCGGGTGCACATGAACAGCGGGTAGCTGTACACCTCAGGGCGCACCCAGGCTTGGCGATCCAGGTCGGGCACCACCATGGCGTACACGTCCTGGCCGGGCGTGTTCACAAAGGGCAGGAACTCCGCAGGCGAGAAACCCGCCTTGAACGCATCCGGCGCGCCCACGGGGAAGAACTGGCACTCATCGTTGTGGATGGCGACCGTGCTCTTGTCGTCCGTGCCCCGGTAGTTGATGAACAGGATGTTGCCGTAGCGAAAGCTGCCAAACACCTGGCCGATGTCGTTGCGCAGCTCGCTGGCGCCCTGCTGGTTCAGGTAGGTGGCGCGGGTCTCGGGGTTGCTGGTCAGGTCGTCAAAAAAGTCGTCCCCGCACAGGCCCACGGCATAGGTGGTGCCGGGCAACCATGCGCCGTGGCTGCCGCGCATCATGGCGCGGATGATTGCGCTGCACTTCACGCGCACCTTGCCTTCCTCCGCCGTGGCCGCCGCAAAGTCAAAGTTGATGGTGGCTGGGCGATCGATGCCAAACGCCTCAAACCAGTCGTACAGCAATTTGCCACTCGCATTCATCACCTTGCCCTGCACTGCGCCCAGGCGCATGTGCTCGTGCGTCAGCTCCACCGCCGCGCGCAGGCCGGTCTTGCCGTTCATGATCTCGGCCACCTCGTTTTGCACGGCCTGCATCTCGCTGGTCTGGCCAAAAGCGCGGATGTTCTGCAGCTCTGCCGCCATCAGCGTCTTGCCGCGTGCGATGCGGCTGGTGGCAAAGTGGCGAATGTCGCGCTGCTCGCCCTTGCCTTCTTCAATGGGCGCGCCGCGTTCGCTGGTGCCGATCAGCGACAGCACGCCGCCCTTTTGCTCCACCGCGATGGTGGTGGTGCGCACGCGGTCGGGCGTAAAAATGCCCAGTTGCCCCAGCAATTGCGGCGTATAGGGCGCCTGCTGGATGGCCGCCGACAGCGTGGTCATGCTGAACGCGCCGTGGCTGAAGAGAGTGATGTCTGCCATGTTGGTTTGCCTTTCTGCGCCGCTTTAGCGGGCAACAATGCCCACGCTGGCCAGCTGGCCCAGTGCGGCGGTTTTCTGGGGTTCGGTCATGCCTGCGGGCCACGCCAGCGCGTGGGCGGCCACTTCGGCATCGCGGGCGGTAATCACGCCGGGCTTTTCGGCCTCGGTGGTGTCCACCCCGGCGTACAGCACGGCCACGGCGGTCTGGCTGCCGTCGGGGGTTTCGCCCTCGCCGCTGCCGTTGGTGGGGTCTACCGGCACAAATTTGCCGGTGGCGGCCACCATGCCCAGCACCGCGCCGGGCAGCAGGTTGTGGCCCTGGGCCACGGTGATGACCTCGCGCGAGCGGGTGCCATTGGCTTCGCTGACCAGATAGCAGGCCGTGCCGGGGCCCATTTCTTGCACGTTCATGGTGTGTGCTCCTTGTGTATCAACGGGTTGCGTGCTGGCTTACTGCGCAATGCCAAAGGCCTTGCCCCAGCCCGCAGCGGCCTGTGCGGTGGCGGCCGCGCTGTCGGGCGCGGCGGCTTCCACGCCAGAGACATTGGGGTTGCCCATGGCCGCCATCGCAGCGGCAAACTGGTTGCCCGCCTGTGCGCTGGCCGTGGTGGTAGCCGCAGCCGGCGCGGCATCCAGAAAGCCCTTGGCCTGCTCGGCACTCAGCCCCGTGGCAATGCACTGCTGGGTGATGCCCGGGTTGGCGGCGGCGTTGGGGTGGCCGGTAATTGCGGCCACACGGGCACGCTCAGCGGCTGCGCCTTCAGCGCGTGCCTTGTCCAGATCGGCCTGGCTGGCCGTAGCGGGCGCTGTGGGGGCAGCAGCGGCAGTGGTGGCCGCAGTGGTGGTGGCATCAGCGGGCGCAGCAGGAGCTGCGGCCGCTGCAGTCGCGGATGCATGAGACATAGAGGTTTCCCAAGGTTGGAGTGAAATGCCCACGGCAGCGGCTACTGCGTGGTTGCGCCGGGCCGCCAGTTCAGCCACCACCGCATCGACAGTGCCAATGCGATCGGCCAAACGCGCAGCCACTGCGGCCACGCCCCGGTAAACGCCCGCACGCGTGTCGCGCACGGCTTGCTCGTCCAGGCCGCGGTGTTTCGCCACGGCCTGCACAAACATCTGGTACAGCCCTTCGATGTCGGCCTGCAGCGCGTTACGCACGGCATCGGGCAAGGGCTGGTAGGGGTTGCCGTCGATCTTGTGTTCGCCAGCAAAGATGTGCGATACGGTGATGCCGTCATTGGCCAGGGCGCGGCTGAAATCCACATGCCGCATGACCACGCCAATCGATCCCACGTACGACGTGGCAGACACCACCACCTCATCCGCCGCACTGGCGGCCAGATAGGCAGCGCTGGCGGCCATGCCATCGGCCACGGCCACCAGGGGCTTGTGCCCACGGGCGGCGTAAATGCGCTCGGCCAGCTCAAACGCGCCAGACACCTCGCCGCCGGGGCTGTCAAACACCAGCGCAATCGCGTGTACGTCGGCCTTGGCTAGAGCGTCTTCCAGGTCTGCGGCGAGGTCGTTGTAGCCAATCAACAAGCTGCTGTCGGCCGCCAGCTTGGTGCGGTGCACCAGCCCGCCCATGGCGCTGATGACGGCCACGCCATCCACCACGCGATAGCCGCGGTCAGACCGCTCACCACGGCGGGTGGTGAACATCTCAGCAGGCAACACGGCGCGGGCGGTCAGCTCTGCCGCATCCAGGTGCAGGCCATCCACGCCCAGCAGGCGCTGGCCCAGCCCGGCGATGATGGCGTCCAGCTTCTGCGGGTGTAGCAGCAGCGGCGTGTTCAGCAGGCGGTCTGCCAGATGGGGATAGGTGCGCTGGCTCATGCTGGGCCCCCTTGCTGCGCCTGTTGCTCGGCACCCCGGTTGCGCTGCGGTGTGGCGGGCGGCTGGCTGTCGTCCGGGTCGGCCTTGCCTGCGGTGTCAGCACCGGCCACCCAGGTGGCTTGCGCGGGGGCTTGCAGGCCCAGCTCTGCACGGCGCTGGGCTTCAATGCGCTGCTGGTGCAGCACCTCTTCCCAGTCCAGGCCCTGCTCGGCGCATTCCTGCTCCAGGGTGGAGACACCAATCTCCAGCCGCAGCTTGGCGGCGGTGATCTCTTTGACCGGGTCCACCCAGCCCTTGCCGCCAAACACAAAGCGGCAGCGCGTATAGGCATAGCGGTTGGCGTAAAAGCCCGGCGCGTCGATCACGCCGGCGTTCACCGCCTCTTCCAGCCACAGCTCATAAATGGGGCGCAGCCAGGTGCTGGTCAGCCAGCGGCGGCGGCCATGAAAGTAGCGCCACGCCTCCAGCAAGGCGGCGCGGGCGCTGCTGTAGTTGACGCGGCTGAAATCCTTGGCAAACAGCTCATAAGGCAGGTTCATGCCAGCGGCAATGCGCCGCTCTACCGCCAGCATGAAGGCCTCAAACGCCACATTCGGGCGGCCGGGGGTAAAGCTGCTCATCTTGGCCCCTGCGGGCAGCGGGATCACCGCCGCGCCCTGCAGCTTGCCGATGCTTTGCGCCTGCCGCACCGACGTGGCCCAGGCATCACGCGGCTGCTCGCCAAACAGGGCCGAGGCCGATTCCTGGTCCAGATCCGACTCCAAAAACGCCGCCACCAGCGAATTGGCCAGGCTGGCCTGCAACTCGTTTTGCGCGTACTTGCCCGCCATGTGGAACTCACGTATCACCGCGCTGACGATGGGTTTGCCCCGCGTCTGGCCCGTGCGCTCCTTGGCGTGCAGGTGGATCACGCGGCGGCGGCCCCAGGGGGTGAAGGCGGGCACGCGCTCCCAGCGGTTCAGGTCCAGCGCCTCATCGCCGCGCAGGTACAGCGCATCGCCCGGGTGCGCCGCCCGAAAGTGGTAGGCCACGGGCGCGCCGTGGCGGTCCAGCTCCACCCCACGGCGGATGCGGGCCATGCCCTCCAGGTGCGGCGGGGTCTCCAGCCGGTCGGCCTCAATCACGCTCAGGCGCGTGGCCCAGGGGCTGTCGGGCCGGGGCAGCCAGTGGGGAATGGCCACCGCATCGCCGTTCACCATCTCGCCGCCCAGGGCCAGCACCGTCAGGCCCAGCAAATCCAGCGTGCGGGCCGCATCGCAATCCGTGGTGTCGGCCCAGCTGCGAAAGTGCGCCTCCACGTGGTTGCCCCACTCGCGGGCCTTCTCGGGCGACCAGCCCAGCAGGCGGTAATCGGGCACGGCCGACAGGCGCAGCACTGCGCCCACCACGTTGTCGCGGTGGGTCTGGATGCCGCCCGCCATCAGCCCGTCATTGCGGGCCAGGTCACGGGAACGGTTAGTCAGCGTGGACAGCTCGGGCAGCAAATCCGCATCGGCGCTGCCGCCGTGCGGGTGCCAGTCGCGCAGCGCCAAATCGGTGTGCGATGCGCCCTGGTGCGCAGACATGGCCGCCCCGCCCTGGGCCAGCAAAGGCTGCGGGGCGCGGCTTTGGCGCTCTTGGCGCGCTGGGCGGCTGTGGCGTGCGTTGCGGCCCATGCTTACACCAGATAGATGGGCCGGCGTGGCTGCACGCCTGCGCGGCGCTGCAGCTCGGCATTGATGGCGTCAATCGCCTGGCGCAGTTGCGTGTTGTCGGCGTTGAACTGCACGGAACGGGCACCCGCCCCCTCGGCGCTGCTGCTGGCCTGCGTGGGGCCGGTCAGGCGCGCATCCAGCGCGGCCAGATAACTGTCGCGCCGCGTGGTGAGCTGTTCGTTGGTGAGGTGGCTGTAGATACCCATGCGCCAAGGTTCTCAGCGCAGCCCGGACATCTCCAGATGACATCTGTCACAAAAACATGTCCGCCCATTCCAACCCAGGCAAATCAACAACATGAACGATTATTTTGATAGCAAAACAAACTCATACAAAAGCCCCTGCCAGCCAACGCCAGCAGGGGCTTTTTCATGCTCGAAACTTCAAGACAAATCACCCGCTAGCGCTTACCCAGCAAGCGCTAGCAGCTATCAAAACCGCGACTGCGTGCGGCGCACTCATACAAACACGGCGCGGAAGGTGCCGGGGGGCAGTGGCTTGCCGTCGAGCCCGATGTGGGGTGGTATGGGCGCGGCCACAGCGGTGGAGGCTGGGGCAGCGCTGGCTTTGGTGGCGGCGCGCAACTCGCGCACCTGGGCGCGTTCGGAGAGTTGCTGGGCGCAGGCGGTGACCAGCGCGGCCAGTTGCGCGTCGGAGGGGATGACGTCGTGCTTGGTGATGTGCTGGATGAGCGCGTTGAGGGAGGTGACCATCTGGTCATCCCCCACCACCTGCGCCTGGGGGATGGTGGGCTGGCCGTCGCGGTCGTAGCCGAAGCTGAGCAGGTAGCGCACGCGGCGCCAGTCGCTGTCGCGGCCGGAGGCAATGGCATCAAACACGGTCTGGGTGACTTGCGCGGCGGCCTGAGCGGCCAGGCTGTGGGCCAGCTGGATGCGGGCGGGGTCGTAGGCGGGCTTTTGCAGCTCGGCCTCCATCCGGTTGAAGGCGGCGATGAAGGCCAGCTTCCAGCGCAGCGCCTCTTTGCCGGTGAAGCCCATGGCGAGGAGCATGAAGCCTTCACGGGTCATGCGGTAGGCAGTGCCACTTTGCACGCCACCCTTGCCATTCGTGAAGTCCATGATTACCTCCTCAAAATTGAGGAGGTAATCCGCAGACGCACCTTCACGGAGCAAAACACGGATCGCACGCAGCACGTTGTCATGGCGCTTGCCAAAGAACTGTGCGACTTGAACGCTGGTGGTGGTGACGATGCCGTTGTGGATCGAAAGCTCAGGGCGAGCGGAAACGGCGGATGCAGAAGAACCGAGAGAGGTGTCAGCCATGACAGGCTCCTTGACGACGAGTTTTGAACCCATCACCTCCCCGACCAAGAGAAGGTGGTGGACCGTGCAGGGTTGGTCGACCGGGTCAAGGATCCGGCACACCCTTGCGGGTGTCCCCACACGGCCCACCGTAAACCGGAGCCGTGTGCGTGCGCAGACACGCTTAGAAAGCAAAAAGCCGCAACCAACTTGTTTGTGGCGCGGCTGCTGCGCCTTGACTACCGGGCGACCAAGCCCAGATCACGCTTACGGGCGTGATGTCCTAACTATACCCCAGATTCAAAATTGACCAGATGACTATCCCTCCCGTCTCATCCGATGTGCTTGTGCCACTAAATTTAAGTGCTCATACCTATTAGCTCTGACTACTGGAGGTGTTGAATAAACGTACGCAATAAACTCATTCCAAAACATATGTCTAGTATCATTTAAAACTTTATTTGCAATTGATATTTGGTAATTATCCAAGTTCGGATCGACATTATTTTCATCATCCAAATAAATAACTTCTTTCCTCTCACCATAAAAGTTCAATTCCCCTCCAACATTCAAATAATCACTTTTATACGCCTCATTAACAACATCATCTACATATGGACCATAATTATGGAAAAACCAATTAATATTTGTTAATTGATGCCCATTTTCTTTACAACTTTCCCAGTCCATCAAATATATTAACTTAGTTAGTCTTGCTTTTGAAAGCTCATTACCATAAGGATAATTCAAACAAATGTATATTATTAATGATTCAAGTACACTCATGCTGCCTCCTTAGTTGGATTCATGACTGCTTCAAGCCTAGACAAGTGATCAACCATTCTGTGAATTTGAATCATTTTCTGGCTAAAAACTTGATTTAGCATTTCTTCCGTAAATGCTTCTGGATTTTCACTTTCTATTACAAAAACAGCAAACTTACCTAAATCAAGCCCATTCTGCCGCCTAATTGATCGACAATAATAAACAGAAGGCTTCATCCTTACATTTTTAAATGTTTCATCAGAAACCGTTACACCATAATTTTCAGAAAGACATTTTCTGATTGCTGCTTCATATTTTTTATTATCTTTTTTTGAATGCTTTATGACTTTAACCCAAACAGAATCACCATTATTCAATGCAGCAGCAATTACACCGTCTTTGGCAGAAATGGACAGTCTACCTGCTTTTTCGAATCTTGAAATTATGCAATACCGATGAATTAGATTTGCTGAAGAGAAATTTTTATCAAATGTATACAAACTAAATCTACAATAATTCTCATCAAACCACTTATTTTGCGTGAAGAAATTTTGCAACTCTTGTTTTACAGAATATGAATAATGTTTTCTTGTATCATAGTGCTCTAACTTTTCATCACTTAATTCTTCTCTTGCTTTAATTTTGTAGTCTTCAAACTCTGTATTCAACTTATCCATATCAGATTCAACTGAGGACTTGTCTTTTATTAAATCAATATTTTGAGCTTTAAGTTTTATATTTTCCTCTGTAATGTTGAATTGTTTAACTTGAGCCAAAATATAAATCAAAGTAAAGATCAATAACCACGGTGGCGGCGCTGAAAAATCATTAATATGATGAAAGCTAACTTGAAAAAATCCAGGCTTTTTAATACTATTTTTTTCTTTTTCCTCTTTTTGATTATTCTGCATTTCCTGATATAAGGCTTGCTGTGCATCAGGAAACCATGCACTATACCAAATAGGCGGAATAGCAAATGCCACAAAAGAAAATGTAATAAAAATTGCATTCCACCATTTATTAAGAAATTTCCTAAAATTGTTTCTGAAAACAATAGATTCATACCTAAGCGATGCTAACCACTTAGAATTTTCAGAATTTTCCATCACCACAGGAGCACCACCATCCATTTAACTATTCGCTTTAAGAAAATTCTTCAAAATCGATGCCGATGGATAACTAGACATCGATGCAATCCCATTCGCCAACTCCACCGGATAAAGCGCACATTCAAATTTATGGCTGACCAGTGATGGCAATGTCGCCAAGATGCGATCAAGGCCAATCAGGTCTGTTTGAGTTGGCCACTCTGGATCTGCGTTGTATGCGCCCGGTGGCACGTTCAGCACGATCCAACTGGCAGGGTCCAGCTTGACGTAAAGTTTTTCGCCCCAATTGGTTTTCAAGCCATATGGGTTTTGCACCTTGGGGGAGCGGTACACCTCACGGTGCACGTATGAGTGGGTGAGCGGCGCATAGCTCATCAAATCGCCACGCTCTTCGGGTTTGGCAAAACGTGCGATGGAGCTGAGATGATCTGCAAAGAACCCTGTTTTTTCCTGCCCAACCACGTGTACCGGGCGTTGAATTTGCTTGGCGTACTCCAAAAATGTGCGGATGTTGTCCACCATTTTTGAATATTGGCTGCGCAATGTCAGCGGGCCATCTTTGATAAACAGGGTGTTGCTGACCAATGAGCGGTCTGTGTGGTTCCAGAAAACGCGCACAGCGGTAAAGAGCATCAGGTGCTCCATGATCAGCATGTAAGACGACGCAATTGAATCTGCAGCGCTGTCTTCGCCCATCTCCATGTGAAAGCCCCACAGGTCAGACAGAAAGACTTCTTCACCGCAATGCGGGCATGGGCCTTGGTCTGCATCATGCGGCAGGCCCTGTTCGATCTGCTCAAAGCAATGCGGGCACTGAAAAGCAGGAGAGCTTGCACCGGGTGCATCCTCCCACTTGCGGTAGGCCAGCCACTTTTGCGTTTCGTGAAAAATGCCGTCTTGGTCAATGCGAATTGAATCGCGAATGATGTTGCGCACAGCGTCGTAATTGCTGCCCATGCTGGTGCGCACGTTTTTGAGCGGGAAGGCCGTGGCGTGCTGCACGCCAGAGTCTTTCATCACATCACGCAGCAGCAGCGGGTGCGGAAAGTCTTTGTCGATGGCATCAATCTTGGCTTGATCGAGCATGAGCAGCGCAGTCTTGACGAATGAGACTTCACGCGGCGGTTTTTGCTCTGTGGTGACAGCAACAAAAGAGCCATCGACCACCCAGATGTTTTTGAGCGGCTCTACCCCTGTGGGGTCAAAGCTGTGCCAGACGGTTTTGGAGGGGTCACCCTCGACCTGCGGGCCACTCTCAAAGTCTTTGACAAGGGATTGCACCCAAGGGCTTTCAATGACCGCAAGGTGCCCGAGCTTGGACGCAGTTTCGCCTGGCAGGCGCGTTCCTGATTGGTATGGCATGCGTTACCTCTTAAATTGCAGCTGGAATTGCTGGCAACGGCGGAAGTACCACAGGTGTTAACCCTTTCACACGATCTTCAAACAAGTTCGCTTGCAACGGCACGACGAAACGGTGCGACATCGTGAGCATGCGCATATAGCCTGGCGTCTTGGCACGCAAGATATCTGCTTGCACCCCAGCGAACGCAACTTGCACACGGGCCAAAGACTTCGCTTCGTCTTGACTGGACAGGTGACCAATAAAGAAATTTTCAGTCTGGGCTAGCAACTCTTTGTTGATCGTGGATGGCGACTGTGTCGAATAAACCATGCCAATGTGGAACTTGGCCCCCTCCTTGGCAAAGCGGGCGTACACGCCCGTCAGATCCTTGCCATCTGGTGGGAAAAGGTTGTGCGCTTCTTCAAAATACAGCTGCACGAACTTATTTCCCAAAGCGTTGTTTACAAATTTTTCTTCTTGTTTTGCGAAAACTGCTTTAGATAACATATCTGAAAAGTACTTCCTAATCTTATCTGAAGCACTCCCTAAATCCAATATAACGGTCTTCCCCTTATCTAAAAGTTCATTTATCTCATTAATAAAATCACCTGCATCATGTGAATGAAAATCTGTGAACGCCATCAAAACTGATGGACCTGCTCGCCCAGAAGCAGGAGATAGAAAATCCAACAAAACGGAGTCTTCAGCATCAAACAGAGGCTTACCCGACGATTTACTCAGCTCTGTAAAAATTTTATCCTGGGAATTTTCTCTTTTATAGTTTGCTACAAGCTCGAGTTCACGGACCAATGTATCCAACGAATTTGGTGTAGGTGGAAGTATCGCCTTACCTGTGGATGCATCAACTTTGGAATCAGGATAAATTACTTGGCGCAGCTTGTCCGAAAACCCCGGATCGAAGAATCCAGATCTTGGTACTTTTACTCCTAGATCTCTTAGCTTTCTCTCATTTACACTAAATCCAGCTTTTTTCAGAATAGCCCATAGAAATAAAATTTTTCTAACAGGTCTTGTTTGTTCGTTTTGTGGAAGAGACAAAACCTCCTCAATACTTGGCAACTTGACGCTAGCAAAACCAGACATATAAATAGAATTTCTATTATTCGCCGCAAGAAATTCACCTAATATATCAATAGTAGATTCGGTCTGCTCGTAGAAATTTAAACGCATCTGGCGGGATTCTGTGCCAGGACGCTTTGTTAGCGCATACACCTCGCATCTTTCTGGATAAGCAGTTTTTACAGAAAGATTTTGGTGGTTGTCATTTGCATACTCACCATTAACATCAAATATTAACTGACCAACAGCTTGTTCATTAGCTGTTGCATCAAGCATTGCTGTGGCAAGCAGCTTCACCACGTTTGATTTACCCAGGCGAGTTTTACCAAACATGGCCGTGCGGCAGCCCTTGAAATCCTTCATGGAAATCTTGACAGGGATATTGGTAACTGCGCCATTGCTGAACAACCCGCACTCCATCGTGCGCAATATGCCAATTTCAGCTTGCTGCTCTTTCTTGACCATGCCATTTACGATCAACTTGAGCAGTTCATCGTTTGGAGAGAAAACCTTGTAGCGGTGCGCGCTGACCACGTTGTTGACGTCGCCAGAAAAGCGCAACTCACTCATCTGCTGAGGATCTGCGTAGAACATGCCCAACACGTCGCAGTCCAGCGCGCCCCACTGCAGTTCGCTTTGCGTCCAGACATCCAGCTCGGGCATGGATTTTTTTTGCAACTCAAAATAAGTCTGTTGCACTTGGCTAGAGAGAGGCGTTGGGGAGACGCCATTCACACGCAGCAAGGTGAAATGTGGTGGCGCCTTGTCTTCCTTCGCGGGTGTCATGATCAAAAATGATCCGCGTGGAATACCGCCTACTGCGACCTTATAGGGATCATTGGTAATGATTTTTGCTGTGTCATAACCCAGCTCAATCACATAGCCAACAAATCGCATTTGATCGAGATTACGGGCAGCTTCTTGCTTTTGCTCGTTATCAAGAAAGTGCCGCAATACATCAATAGGATTGCCATTTGTTGCTGCATTATTAGCAAGGCGGTTTAACACATTCATCCCTACGCACTCCTCTATGAAATATTTGCCTGTATTACTATCTCTTCAAACTTGCCACGACTTTTACTTGCACCAGAGATTGTTGAAGCCCTGGCAACCACTTGTACACTGAATGCTTTATCTACATACAGGTCTTTGACCGATTGATGATTCGCATTTGTGACCACAATATGTACACCACGACGTGCGGCCTTTAAAACTGCATTCCTCAAACGAATCTGATCATCCCAACTAAACAAATTCTGGTTGTATTTAACAAATCCGTTATTATTATGAGCCACGGTATAAGGTGGATCTACAAATAAGAAATCACCACTTTTTGCCGAGTTAATACTTATTTCAAAATCTTGACATTTCAAATCAATATTTTTGAGCACCGAGGCCAGCAACGGGAAATCATCTGTATCAACAACGACTTTATCTTTAGTACCTTTGGGCACATTAAACTCGCCCTTAAGATTCACACGATACAGGCCATTCCAACATGTCCTATTCAAATACAAAGTACGTGCAGCTTTTGTCAAATCAGTTTGACAATCCATAGCACGCATTTTGTAGTAATAATCAAAATTATGATTCCTTTGGTGCTGCCGCATTTTCTTGGCTAAATCTTTAGGCTTATCACGAATGACTGTGTAAAGATTGATTAGCTCTTGATTCAGATCAGCCAGCAGTGCTTCTTTTGGCTGCATATCAAAAAACAATGCAGCCGAACCTACAAATGGCTCGATGTATTTGTTAAATTCTTTAGGTATTAAAGATTTGTGGTTAGCCGCAAACCATCTTTTCCCTCCCGCCCATTTCAGGGGGGGGACAACCGGGGTTTTTATTAGTCCCTCTTCATCAGTTTTATTTATTTCAGATGCCAAACTGATCTTTCTAATATTTTCACAAGGTTGCGCAAAAACCTCATGTCCGCTCATTTTTGGATCATACATAAGTGACTAGATGTTTCAAGTTGATCAAAAAGGCTTTGGACTCACTCGGCCATCAATAGCCTACGAATGTGCCTTGGGGTAAGTCCATACACCTTGGCCAGCTCCCTCGCATTGCGGCCTGTGAATCGTTCTCGGATCTCAGCAGCCATCTTGGTTTTTTCTAACGAACGTGCACTTGGCACGTAGATCTGCGCCCCACCCAGCCGCTGCACATAGCGGCGCACCAGCTCCTCCGTCAAATCATCCACGCGCTCCACGCCATGGCAGATGGCGGCGGCGGCCAGTTCTTCGCGCAGCACGGCGATGGGATCCAGCTTGTGGCCGCTGCTGGGCGTGCTGGTGCTGGCAACAGAGGGGGTGGTGCTTGGGTTGTGCTGGTGCATGGTGGTATCTTTTTAATAGCTGTTAGCGCTTGTCTGGTGTGCGTTGCAGGCTGTTTTTGTTTGTATTTCTTGGTTTGATCAGTACATGCTGATGGGGGCAAACAGTGCTTCATCAGCCACGCGGAGCGGTGGGCTGGCGGCGGTGTGGAAAGCGGCCTGGGGGCCTGTGTGGGGCGTGGTGGCTGCGGCCAGTTCTGCGCTGATGCTGGGTGCCGCAGGCGTTGCGGCGGGCGCGGGGCTGAACAGGTCTTGCGGGGGTTGCACGGCCTGCTCCAGCTGCAGCCAGCGGGCCTCTGGCCATTTGTGGATGCCCAGGGCCATGGCGGCGTGCAGGGCGTAGTTGCGGCAGTCCAGCACTTCGTTGCGCGGGCGGCGCTTCACCCAGCGGTAGGTGTCTTTGCCGTTGACCTTGGCCAGAATGCGCTGCTCGGCGGTCAGCTGCTCATACCACTCGCGCGGCAGCGCCTGGCTGGTGTGCACATAGCCGGGGCCGTGCTGGGTGATGGCCAGCTGGCCCAGCAGCAGATCCTTGGCGTTGTCCACGCCCACCAGCCACAACTTGATGCCACGGGCAATCTTGCGGCCACGGTAGTTGACTTCTTGCAGGCTGCTGGGGCCGACGATGTTGCGGTTGTCGTTGTTGTCGCCCTTGATGGCGCGCAGGCCGGGCAGCTGGCCCTGCACGCTGCGCACCCAGTTGTAGACGGCCTGGGTTTGGTCGGAAGAGTCGATGCTGATGGCAGACAGCCCCAGGCTGCCGCCGTGCCAGGCCTGCACAAAGCGCTGTTGCAGGTAGTGGGTAACGGGCTCCCAATCAGCATCGTTGGCGGGGTTGCCGTGGATGATGTGATGGGTGATGGCCCAGCTTTCCAGTCCGCGGGCCCAGCCCCAGATGGCGATTTCCCAGCGGTCGCGCTGCACGTCGACCCCGGCAGTCAGCAGCAGCGCGCCGGTGGGCACGCGGCCCAGGGGGTATTCCTCAGCCCGGGCTTGCAGGACGTGTTCGTCGGTGCTTTCGCCCTTCACCTCCCAGGTCTCACCCAGCGTTTCGTTGGTGAAACTGGTCATGGGGCCCACGTCACCGGCCTGCAGAGCGCGGTGGGCTTTTTCAAACTCATCCACGATGCTGACCCAGGTGCGCTGCGGGCTGTAGGCGGCCCAGACGTGTACGCCCAGCGTGCGTGGCGGGCGGCAGGGCTGGCCTGTGGCGGTGCGCCAGATGCGGTCTGCACCGTAGCGCATGCCGGTTTTGCGGCACACCCAGGTGCCCACCAGGGGCCAGCCGCCGGGCAGGTAGTCGCCCTGGGTGATGCTTTCGCGGCAGTGGGGGCAGACGTGGCGCACGGTATCGGGCTGGCCTTTGACCCATTTGAAGCCGTAGGGCAGCTCTTTGGCGCCCCAGGTCAGCGGGTGCTCTGCGCCGCAGCGCGGGCATTCGATCTGATATTGCACGTAGGCGTTGGCGTCTTCGCACGCGCGCTCGACATGGCACAGGCCTTTGATGCGGGGGGTGCTGCCGCCCACAAACTTGGGGTACGGCGCGCCTTCCAGGCGGCCTTTGGCCAGGCTGCCGGGGTCGCCAGACTTTTCAATGCTTTGGTCAAACGCACTCCACTCGTCGAGGATGGAGACGGCCACGGTGATGCGGCGGTAGGCCCGGGCGGCCTTGCCACCCAGCAGGTGCAGCACGCTGTCGCGGAAGGGTTTGTATTTGATGGTGTCTTCCACGCCCTTGCCCCGGCGGCGGGCAGCCTGCACGGCGGCCACGCCATCCAACACCGGCTCGATCTCGCTCTTGACGTAGCTGTCACGGTCGTCATCCGTGGGCTGCCACAGGGCCTGTTTGCGGCGGCGGTGGGCGATGTTGTAGGCGACGAAGGCGGTGATCATCTTGGTGTAGCCCACGCGCTTGGACTTTTTGACGGCCAGCTCTTCGATGCGGTCGTCGCTCATGAAATCCAGAATGCCCTGCTGGAAGGGCCAGCCCACCCAGCCGCCCTTTTGGTGGCTGGATTCGCCCGCCAGGATGAAGTGCGCAGCCGCCCATTCGCTGAGGGTCTGGGGCACCTCGGCGCGCAGGCTGGAGAGGCCGAGCTCGGTTGCGGACTGGATGGCGGCAACGGCCTCCGTGAGGAGCGATACGGTCAAACTGCGTCCTCGCTGATATCAAGTGCGTCGTGTTCATCTTCCTCAGACTGGGCCATGCGCTCGACCGAGTCGGCCACCAGCTTGGAGGTGGAGCGGATCCACTCGTTGCGCGCATCGGCAATCACGCGCAGCACCACCTGGCGGGCGTCCTCGGGCAGGTCGGGGCAGGCTTTGCGCAACTGGCCTTCAAGCTGGTCCAGCCGATCGACGATGGCGGAGCTGGCCAGCGCCAGCACGTCGGCCAGGATGCCGATGGGTGCGTACTCGCCCCGGGCGACGGAGTTTTTGAGGTCCTGGGCTTCGGTCTGGGCCTTGATGAGCAAAGTCTTTTGGCGCGCCAGCTCTGACACCTCTTCGCCCCGACCGGCTGCGGTCTTGCGCAGTTGACCCACATAGGCGCGAATCAACTCCAACCATGTGCCGTTCTGCGGCAGGCGGCGATCAGCCACCATGGCACTGATCGCGGGCTGAGTTACTCCTATAAGACTAGCAAACTCTGCTTGTGTAGGGCGCTCTTCCAGTTCAATCTTCATCACATAACCCCCTTAAGGAACTCACACAACAGTCCGACAACGCGGCTCGAATTACCCGCATCTGGACGGGCCGGGAAGGACCCGCGACCGGCGCGGCGCATGGTGCAGGCGGCCATCACAGCTTGGCCTCCAGCCCCAGGGCCATGCGGGCCGACATGGCGGTGTAGCGGCAGATGCTGGTGTCACCGTTCTTCAGCCGGGCAACGATGCGGCGTGCCCAGTCTTTGCCGTCGTTGCGCTCTTGCAGGCTGACCTGCACGGGCTGGGCAGGTGCAGGCGGTGGCAGCGCGGTCAGCCCTTGCTGCTGGGCGTAGGTCTGGCGCGGCATGGCGGCCTGGCATGCCGCCTCGATCTGCGGCAGGTTGGGCGGGAACGCTGGGTTCTCTGCCATCACGCGGTAGGCGGCCGCCTCCAGCACGTCGGCAGGGAAGTGGCCCAGCCGTGCCTGCCAGACGGACATGGCCGCACGCACGCCCTTGTCGCGGCCCTGGCCGTCCTTCAGCCCTGTGGCGAACTTGCTGACGAACAGGCTGCCGTAGCTGCCCTGCAGCAGCACGAACAGCTTGCGCACCACGGTGCTGACCTGCATGCCCTCTGCAGCTGCGTCCATGCCCGGATCTGCGGCCCTGGCATGCGCTTGCTGGATGGCGTCAGCCGTCAACGTTGCCACGTCATGCATCCCAAACTCCATCAAAAATCGTAGCTGCGGCAGCAGCGTGCTTGTGGGTGTTGGCCGCCGGCAAGCGTTGGCCCGGCGGCAGTTCTGCAGGTTTGAGCCACGCGGCCTGCAGCCCTTGCGAGCCGCGGATGCACCACAGCTGCAGGAAGGCCTCCAGCGTCATGCCGGCCTTGGCCGCCTCGGCGCGTGCGCCCAGCACCACGGTGTCCGTCACCGGTGCCCGCTTGGCCTTGCGCAGCTGCTGCCAGTCGCACCAGACCTGCTCGGTCACGTCGTCCGGTTTGGGGACAGGCTCCGCGCGCCGTCGCGGAGGTTTGGTTCCTTGACGGTTCAAATTACGGTTCATTGATGGTTTGGGTGCAGCATCTGCGGGGGTGGGGTGCAGGAGCTGCGGGGGTGGGGGTGCATTTTCTGCACCCCTGGGTGCAGCATCTGCGGGGCGCATTTCCTGCGGGGGTGCATATGCTGCGGGGGTCAGCTGGTACACGGTGGACGTGCCGCTGCGTGTGCTGGTGCGCAGCAAACCGGCGGCAATCAGCCACTTGATGGCACCCTGCACCGCCCGGTCAGACAGGCAGGTGCGGATGCCGATGGTCTTGATGGACGGCCAGCAATAGCCGTCGTCATTCGCCTGATCGGCCAGCGATATCAGAACGGCCTTTTGCGCAGGCGACATGCCCTGTAGCGGCCAGCAGGCCGACATGATGATGGTGCTCATACAGTGCTTTCGATATCAGTCCAGCCGCGCCTGGTGGGCCTTGCAGCGCACGGGCGTGATCTCGCGCTGGCGGCTGGACAGGCTGCACATGCGCACCTCGCCCTCCTCCAGCTTGCCGGCGGCCAGCAAGGCGTTGACGGTGCTGGCCACGCTGGACAGCTCCAGCCATTCGCCGGTCTGCTGGTGGTGGTAGTCGCGCAGCTCACGGCGGCTCATGTCGCGTGTGCCGCACTGGTGGGCATGGCGCAGGGATGCGTACAGGCGCTCATTCAGGCGGCGGCGCCCTTCGTTGCCCAGGGCGGCAAAGGCTGCTGCGCTGGTGTCGCGCCCCGTCACGGTGGTCTGTGGCATGGTGGATCTCTCCTCTCGATATCTGGGCAGGAACCGGCTATACGCCAGCGGCCTCCCGCAGGCGAAAACGAATGCGCCGGGCCAGATACGCCTCGGCATCGGCCCGTTGGGCCACCTTGTTCATGTCCAGGCGGGGCTGGTAGGTGCCTTGCTTCACAAACAGCAACACCGGGCGCAGGTCTGCACCGCCGGTGCCACTCACACCCCAGATGCCGGGCTGCAAGTGGGCCGTGCGCTCGTCTGCCTCGCCTTTTTGGGTGATGCGCGGCCCACCGCGCAGCGCGCCATAGGCAACGAAGTAACGCCGCCTCGTCTGCCGCTTGGTGCCGCGATGCACGCGCTGGTAGCCCCTGGCGCTCATGTTGGCCTTGTAGCCCTGCTCCCCAAACGCCTGGAAGTAGCTGATCAGCTGCACCAGAAAAGCCCCGCGCAGATTGCCCCGGCCGTCATCGCTGCCGGGGTAAGGGCCGCCGCGGGCGTCGTCAGGAATGGCCGTTTGATAGCCCACAGGCAAGATGCCCGCGCGGCGCAACGCCACCTCACTGCGCTTGTCGGTGCGACGGCCTCCCCAGGTCTGGGCGTTCAAGATCTTCTGCGGGTCTACACCCTTGCCACCCATATAGGCCGGCTCGATCGTCACGCTCAACCGGTCCGGCTTGGCCATGCGCACGCGCGGGCTGCGGATGATGTAGCTGGTGGGCCGGTCAAACACCGCCCGCATCTCGTCCTGCATGGCACGGCGAATCTCAAACCCCACATCGTTCAGCGCCTTGGCGTAGGCCCGCGCGGCCTGCGGCCCGGTCAGGCCGTGCAACTGCTTCAGCACCTCGGCCTGGTTGATCACCTTTGCGCTCAGCTGGATGTGCATATCAGCCCTCCCCCCGCTGCGGTACGCGCGCGGCCACGGTGCTGACCAGGTGCGCCATGCTGGCCATCGCCTCATTGGCAAAGTGCTCAACCCGGCGCTTGGCGTTCTGGCTCACATCCCCGCCGCCGCGCAAGGCATCGGCCGCAGCGGCCGTCAGCTCACCCATGGCCTGCTGCACACGCATGAACGCCTCCAGCGCATCACCCTGCGCATCGTCGGGCCGGCTGCGGTGGCAGATGTAGTCCAGCCCCGCCGCCATTGCGTGCAGCACATACGGGCGGCCAGACACCACCTGCAGGGCCATGGCCTCTTTCAGCGTCAGGTGGTGCGTGGTGTTGTTCGGGTTCAGCTTGTGCTGCAGCGTGTTGGCAGACACCCCCATGCGCTGCGCCAGGGCGGGCACACCGCCCGGCACCTCCTGTGCAATCAGCAAGGCGGCATCCAGCACATCCATGCCGCGGGCCATGTCGGCCTCAGGGCTCATATCGCCATAGGCAAAGGCCGCAGCAACTGAGACAGTAGCTCCCATCACAGCCACACCCCCTCACCCTTGAAAGGCCGCACCATGAGCAACGCAAACAAGCCAGCACAAGCCACACCCAGCCCAGCCCCCACTGATATCGAGGCCCTGCAACTGCGCGTCACCGCGCTGGAAGAGTTTCTGGCCCACATGGCCACCGTCATCGAGTGCGAACGCCACGGCTTCAGCGCCGACCGCATGAACGCCTGGCTGGACACCGCCACCACCCGCATGCAAGTCACCGGCAGTGCCTCGGCCGAAGAAGTCAAAGCCCTGCGCAGACTGCAGCGCATCGTGGTGGGGTAACAGGCATGCGCGCCGCCCGTCACCTTGCACCGGGTGCCCGCCCCTGCCCTGGCTACGATGGAAGTTCCGACACGACCAACGACGCCAAGGAGGGCGAGCATGAAACGGGATATGGACGTCATCAGGCGCATCGCACTTGCAACCGAAGCGCTACCTCCTGGGCAAGTGCTTCGCGATCTGAAAGATCTGGACAACGAAACATTTGCCATCCACGTCCAATGGATGGAAGAAGCAGGGTTGCTGACAGCCGCGATACACCCAAAGGACGGCATCAAACCTGCAGACATGGCCGTCGTCTGGCGGCTGACATGGGCAGGCTGCGAATTTGCCGAAGCCGTGCGCAACGACACGTTGTGGGCCAAAGCGAAAAAACAGGTCATAGCGCCATCAAACTCCTGGACCTTTGGCGTCCTGACCGACTGGCTCAAGACCGAGATCCTCAATGGCCTGAGCAAAATCAGCTGTCCCCGCCAACGTGGCCCGAAGCTGCAGTGCACATGCCAGCATGGCATTCCCTTCTTGGGCCACCAACTCAGAAGCACAAGACAAATCCATGGGCCAAAACGTCAACGTACTGCCCGACGCTCTCGCCCAACGCTCAGCAAGGCGAAGCAATTCAACAGTTGTCGTCTTTGTTCCAGACACTGATTCACCCATGCGCCCCCTCCTGATTCGCAGAAGGCACAGACACCTCAGACACCAAAGCAGCAGGTGCTGTGCGGGCTGGTGGGGCTTTCTCGCACTGCCTGCTTTTGGGCGGATCAAAGCGATCAGGCCAAAAGTGGTGCAGCGCATTGGGCAGCAGGCCGCCCACCACATTGGACATAAACATGCCCCCAGCAAACGCAATCCAGAAAAAACGCTCGTTCGAGCCCATAGACACCTACCTTCATTTGCTAAGTGGCCAGACACCCACCCCTGAAAACTGGGATGCCGCAGCCGAATTGATCCATGCAGGAATGGCTACCGGGCACGTACACCGCAGCAGCACAACGGCGGCAGGCGAAATCGACGCCCTCGTTGCATTCGCCCCCACGCTGCAGGGGCGTCTGTATGCGCAGCAACTGCAAGAAAAAAAACGCGCACGCGGCGTAATTGGCCGCCTGCAGAAATACCTGCTGGTACTGCTTGGCTGGGTAGGTGGTGTGCTGTCAGCAGCATCGGCAGACCTGCTGAATGAGGCCGCCAAACGAGCGCTAGGGTGGTGATGTCAGCCATGCGCCACCTCCTGCGTCGCTTGGGGCAAGGGGGCATCGCGCAGGTAGGCGCTGCTGCGCATCAAGTTGCGCTCGTGGGCAATCCACGGGTTATCGCGCTCGATAGCTGCAGGGATGCCACGGCTCTTCCAGTTCTGGACGCGCTGAGCGCCACCTTTTTTGGGGTCGAGGCCCAAGCGCGTTGCGAACTTCACTACGCCGCCGAGCCGAGAGATGAGCTGTTCGTCTTGATGCATGCAGGAATTAAACATTCAGTTTAAACAAAAGTCAAACACCACGTTTAACAACATTTTGTTTACTAAACAGAAAATTTCACACATGCACGCTTCTACTGAACGGCTGTACCAAGCAGCCAAGCAAATGCGAGATGTCTCCGGCCAGTCGGCGGTCGCACGTCTTCTCAACGAATCGCCTCAGACGGTGAAAAATTGGGAAACACGCGGCGTTTCGCGCGCCGGGGCCATGACTGCAGAAACCGTGATTGGCGTTCGCGCTGCTTGGCTACTCACGGGCGAAGGCTCAATGACTGCGGCTTCTTCTACTCCAGCAGTTATCCGCCAGACACAAGCAATCGCGGAGTCTGAAGACCTGATCCGAATCCCTCTGCTGGCCAACTGCGGCAGCATGGGGCCCGGTAATGAAGCGCTGGATGCCGACTACGTGGTGGGCGACCTGGCTCTGTCTTCCCACTGGATCAACCAGCACATCCGGCCCAGTAATATTCGAGAGCTGAAATTCATACACGCCCACGGCGAAAGCATGGCGCCCACCTTCAGCGATGGTGATGTGCTGCTGGTGGACGTCGGCTCGCGCGACCCATCCAGCATGGAAGGCGTTTACGTGCTGGAAGTGCGCGGCCAGCTCTACATCAAGCGTGTGCGCATCCGCATGGATGGGGCTATGGAAGTCAGCTCTGACAACATCAACATCAAGACCGTGGATGTACTCAACGGCGACCACCAGTTGAACGTACTAGGGCGTGTGGTCTGGGCTTGGAACGGTAAAAAGCTTTAATGCTCTGTGAATAAGTAACTTGATCACAGACTGCTTTCGGCCAGAAGCAGACATTCCTGATTGGTACTTGGACTACGCGCAACAAGCTTCAATCTCGAAATTTCTAGATTTGCCTAAAGGTTTTGCTTGCGATTGCTCACGCTCAGAAGGGTGAATAAATTAAGTTTTAAAAGAGCGACGAGCATATTTGCCTGTCGTCTTTATCTAGTTATCCATCAAAAATGTCACTCTACAAGTATCTACATCCAGATCGGACCGATGTGGTTCAGAACCAGTGCATTCGCTTTTCCTCGCCAGCGGTACTAAACGATCCTTTTGAACTCAAACCGCACTTAGCTGCAATCGCTACGCCGGATTACGCCGCCGCCGAATTTAAACGAGTGCTACCGCGCGTGCTTACCGAGGAACTTGCGAAGCTCCCAAACGAGCTTCGTTCGCTGATACCTGCGCACGCCCTGGAAGCTTTCCTCAAAAGCCAGCTTTCAACTTTGCACGCCAGCTTAAACAGCCTATCTACGCAGATGATGCCGCACCTGCAAGAGACTATGGCGCGAAAACTGGAGGAGCTTTTCGGGATACTTTGCCTTACGGAAGATCCGGACAACCTTTTAATGTGGGCGCACTACGCAGACTCGCACAGGGGCTTCGTTATAGAATTCGATGAGACATCCCCATTCTTCGATCGAAGGGTAAACGCTGACGATGAACTTCGCTACCTGCGCAAGGTTATCTATAGCAGAAAGCGCCCTTCGCTCACTTTGTCAGACGTAGAGGATGGTTCTATCTTCTTGACAAAGGGGGATGCATGGGAATATGAGGCAGAGTGGAGAATGATTGTCCCGCTTTCCGATGCATCCAAGACAATCGGCGCCGGGCCAGAGGCTGTGCATCTTTTCGCGTTCCCTGCAGACGCTGTGAAATCGATAGTTTTAGGTAGCAGGATGCTGGAATCCAAGAAGGAGGAGATTCAAAGCTTGTTGTCCGAGCTTCCGCAATACTCTCACGTCTGCTGTAAGCAGGCAGAAATTGATGCGGAACACTATCTCGTTCGTATTCCGAGCTAATACCAACGTTAGTGCAGGTCTGCTCTGGGTCGAAATACGACGACCGCAGTCAAAAACATAAAACTATTTCCCCCCAAGCCCGCCCCACGCGGGCTTTTTTGCGCTCTAAATATTTGGCTCATCCATCGGATCACCCGGTAGCTCTACCGGAGGGGCATCGCTTGGCGGGTCAATCGGTTCGGGCTTGGGTTCTTGCTCCTTGCGGGGTTCTTTGGGTTGCATTTGCATGGCTGTTACCTCCTTCCAAGGTTGTAGCCCAATCCCATTACTCCGATTGTCGGATGAGCAGCAACACTGCACAACTTACAACACTTTGTTTAAACAAAGCGTTTGACACAAAGATAAACATAACGTTTAATTCACCCATCGCAGCACCAACAGCGACACGACCCAGGGGAAGCGATCTGCCCCGTACCGAATCGATGCAAGAGGAAGGTCTAGCGCCTCACAGCGCGCAGCAAGGTGCCACCGCGATGGGCGCCACGGCATTGACCGGGGCTTGGCCCCCGGTCTTTAACAAGAGAGTGGATAGGGAAGGCCTAGCCAGCAGTGTCCTTGCCGAAGTCTTTCAGCAAACTGCTGACATCCATAGAGATGGTGAATTCGATCCGCCGGGGATCAGGCATGCCGATGTAGTCAGGATGCAGCTCGTCATGCAGCAACTGCTCAACCAGTTCCTCATCCAGCCCAAGGCTGACAAGATAGGCTGTGGGGTCTTGCAGCCAGGCCTCCTCATCAAAAGCGAAGTCAAACAGCGCCGCCTGCTGCGCAAAGATTGCCGGTAACTGTGCAAGCTCCTGGGGGGTGTAGAACTGCTCAGGGGGCTGATCAAGCTTTTGCTCGTTACAGCGCCGACACAGCGCGACGATGTTGCCTGGCTCCAGCCGGCCCCCAAGAACCATCGGTATGTGGTGGTCCATACACAAAACCGGAAAGCAGTTCACACGCGGCGGTAGCTCTGGAGCCCCGCATTTAAAGCATTTGTTGCCAAACAAGGCGAAGAACCTAGCCTTGCAAAGCCGCTCAAGGGCGCGAAACGGAAAACACCGGTACAACAGCCTTTTTTCTTTCTGGCGCTGCCCTTTGTAGATTTCAGTGCTGCTCTGCCTTGTCATGCCCCCTCCCCTGCGTTGAGACAGAGCAATTTACTGCAACGCCTTCCCTATCCGCTCTCGCCCTGCACTGCCGATGTTGCTCCCCAGCCCAGGTTTGGGGTTCGTCCGGCGCCATAGCGTCACCCGGCATGGCGGGTGCTCCGCGCAGTGTCCCGCTGTATCCAGCCGCCAAAGTGCGTACACGGTCAAAGGGTGAGGCAAACCGGGTTGCCAAGATCAGCAAAGCCCGCCGCACAAGCGGCGTTACCCTCTGCACGACAGCAGAGGGAAAACCCAAGCGCCCTGGCCGCAGGGTGTTTGGGTTTGATGGCTGCGTGGCAGCTCAGTCAGAAAGGCAAGTCGTCGTCTTCATCAGGTATTACCCATGCCGACATGGCCAGCTCAACACGACGCACTCTGGCGTCGAACTTCAACTCACTGATCGACACACTGAATGCCTGCCCCGCAGACAGTGCCTGCAGCGCTTACGCGATGGCCGCTTCTATTTCTTGCACCGACACGTTTTTCAAAGGTGATGACATGCACAGCCCTCTTGTTGTTGGAATGAACCAGTTTGCAGAGATCTACAACCGCCCAGCTTTTACCCCTACCGCCGCACGCATTTACAAAAAGGCAACGGGGATTGAGGACGAGCGGCAGTTCTTTCTCAAGCTGTTTGAGCTGACCAAGACTTTGCGGTCTTTTCCGCTCCCGGCAGACTTTGCAGAAAAGCCGCCTGAAGACACCGCCACGGCCTGAGTTACGCAACGGCAAGCCCAGCCACCACCAAGCACACCACCACTTTTCAGCCGGGCTGGGGGCATCTCCTCCCTCCCTCAACCGCTTCCCCCAGCGCGCCGCAAGGCACCGGCTTTTTCTTCCCACCAGCCCGCCGCCGAGCGGGCTTTTTTTCGTCCACGCACCGGAGCCACGACATGCACCAACACCCACCCGGCCGCCTGACCCTGCCCCGCGTTTGGCTGACCGACCGGGCCTTTGTCTACACCAACAGCACCGCCACCGACATACGCACCACCCTGCAGCGCGCCCGGCACCTGCAGGCGCAACAGGCACTGCAGCAGCGCCTGACCGCTGCCCAGGCCCAGCCCGCGCTGCCCGGCATGCCCCCAGCCCCACCGCGCCGCATGCGCGCCGGCCTGGGGCAGCCCCTGGTGCTGCCCAGCCTATGAACCCGTTCACCCCCACCGCAACACCCGCAGGAGCACCGCCATGGCCCGCACATTGCGCACCTACCAAGTCACCGTCCTCGACGGTGGCAAGCACACCCGCTTCACCACCCAGCAGCGCAACGGCGCGGCCGCGGCCACTTACGCCCTCAGCATCTACCCCTGGGCCCGCAGCGTCAGCACCAAGCCCCTCCACACCCACCGCGCTGGATGAGGTGCTGGCCGCCATGGCCCGCCAGGACCGCCGCCGCAGCGCCGTGCTGAACGCTATTGAAAAAAGAGCTGCCGCACGACCACACCCCGATTCCACGGCGGCTGGGGCGCGGTCATGCCCTACCGCATCACCGCCAAAGCCGAAGCAGGCGCCAAAGCCCCATCAGCCTGACCACGATCGCTACAGATTGAACGGTGTTAATGGAAACAACGGGTATCAGCGCGACGGTTTCGCAAAAACTCAAACTACTGGCACACTAGCCCGAATTCATTTTTTGATGAATATGAAGAAGGGTCCACGTGGCAGCAGCAAAAAAAGGCGCTAAATCAGCGAACGATTCAGCATCGAAAAAACCGTGGACGCAGCCGGTCAAGCAGCAGGTTAAAACCGTGATGCCCGAAGGAGTCAAAATCCAAGTGCATGAGCGGCAAACCCCACCAGACAGCTACCGCATCTGTAACGGCACGACTGTCGAGCTCTACCAGCCCAAAACTTGGGGCCGATGAACAAAAAAACCCGCGTCAAGCGGGTTTTTTGATTCTGGCAAGCCCAAAAACAATGAAGCCAGCGCAACGCTGGCTTTTATTTTTGAGCTTACTGGGGCAGCGCCACACCCAGCTTCGCGAGCTTGGATGCGATCACATCGCGACGACGGGCTGCCTTCGCTGCGGTCTCACTCACCGACTTGATCACGCCAGGGCCCTTGAAGGCTGACGTCAGGATGAGCGCCGCTTTTTTGGCAGCGTCTGCAGCCACCTTTTTGTAGCTAGCGATGAGTTCAGCGTGTGCAATTGGTTGATTCACAGAAATTCCATATTTAAGACAAGACCCATTGTTGCCTAAAACACAGATTTCCCGCACCCAGCCCGCAATTTGCGGGCTTTTTAATTTACACGCCCAAAAACTTAACCCAGCACACCGCTAAAGCCGGAGACGATTTATGCATGCCCACGACCCATTCAACACCACCAAGCCGCACACCAAGGGCGTGCGCCGCTCAGCCATCCACATCGAAGACCTGGAGGTGGCCGACGATCCCCCGCCACAAAAGCGCAGCCTGGGCCCAGGCCGCTACGACGAGCTGTTTGCGTCCATGAAGCCCGGCCAGTGCATCAAGTGCGAGCCAGCGCACACCGGCGCCATCGGCAACGCCTTGCGCCACTGGATCAAGCACAAGCGCAAAAAGAATCTGGCCGTCAAAACGGCCAGTCACTACCCTGCGTGCAAAGAAAACTTGGGGCGCGTTTGGCTGCTCAGCACCAAAGAGCCAAGCTGAGCGTCAGGCGCTGAGCGGCACGCGCGTGCCGTCCTTGTCGATCATGGCGTCCCCCTCGGTCGACAGCACCAGCGGCACGCCCAGGAACTCCTGCTCCCAGCCGTCGCCCTTCTTGAAGTTCATGGTGTCGTTGACCAGCTTGCGCGTAGCCGCTAGCGAATCCAGCGTGACCTGGGTCAGTTCAAACCGCTGGGGGTATGCGTTGTCATTTGCTTTCCAGTGCTCACGCAGGGCACTGACCATGGAGTCGTAGATATTGGACATGCCCGAAGTCTACGCCCTCACCCACCCAGAAAGCACACCCGGCACCGCGCCACGTGGCCGAGATCACCGAAGCCCAGGCCCGCCGCGCCGCAGCGCAAAGCACCACGCTGGCCGGCGCCGCCAGCAAAGTCCAAGGCGTTGCCCACCAGGACCGCTTGCAATTGCGATAGACGATGGTTTAATTTTGCTAGCTGCTAGCGCTTTCTAAATAAGCGCTAGAGGCACTTTTTACTGATATTTTCTTCCTCAACCAGCCCGCCCGGCGCAAGCCCGGCAGGCTTTTCTTTTTCTGGAGCACGGCATGAGCACACCACCCACCCCGGGCCAGCAGCCCACCCCCATCAAACATTGCGGCAGCTGTGGCGCGCCGGTGTTCAAAGAGCCGGCCGCGGGCGAAGGCCTGCCCTGCGGGCATTGAGGGCCAGCCACACCATGAGCCGCCGCAAACGCACCCGGCGCGACAAGCGCGCGCCCATCCCGGATTTTGATGAACCCCTGCCCCTTTGAACCGGGGCTTTTTTGCGCCCAAACCATGAAACACACAGTTACACCCAAAGCATCTACCGGCACTACCGTGCAGCCCTCGATCGAGCCTGAGTGGGTGCTGGCCGCGAAGTATCACGAGCTGACAGGCGTGACACCCACCGCAGTGCACCAGCGCAGGAAGGAAGGTAAGTGGCTGGATGGCACGCACTGCGCAGTGATCAACCGCCGTCTTTATGTCAACGTCAGAAAGGCCGACGAATGGATAAGAAACCAAATCTCGCAACGCCAGCGGGCGTTCTGATCCGCAAGCTTGTGACAGGCGACCGCATCCAGATTGCGTTTACGTGGAATGGGCAGCAGTGCCGTGAGTTGATAGCGCCCTGCCCCATCACCAAGCAATCCCTGCAGTACGCCGCCAACCTGCGCCTGGAGATCAAGCGCAAGATTGCGCAAGGCAGCTTCGACTATTCGGAGTACTTCCCCCGCAGCCCCAAGGCCCGAGCGCAACATGACGGCTTTTGCAAGGTGGAGGATATGCTGAACAAGCAGCTGGCCCTGTATGAAAAGCAGGTGGCCAACGGGCAGATGTCGCCATCGACCTATCGCGGTTACTTCAAGTCGATCACGAGCGAGCGCATGCGCCACTGGAATGGCTGGAAGCTAGCAGAGGTAACACCGTCAGCCTTGCGCGATTGGGTGAGCGATATGGATTGCACCAGCAAGGCGATTCGCAACCTGTTGATACCGCTGCGCTCGGTTTTTGAGGATGCATTGAATGATGAGTTGATCGCCAGCAACCCATTTGACCGCATCGCGCTGGCAAAGCTGATCCGGCAAAACAGCAAGGCCAGCGATTACGTGGTGAACCCTTTCACCAGCGATGAGCGCGCCACCATCTTGCAAGCCTGCCGGGCAGATGAGTGGCCGATGTTCCAGTTCTGGTTTGAAACGGGCCTGCGCCCAGGGGAGCTGCAAGCGCTGGAGTGGCAGCACATTGACCTGGAGCGTGCGACAGCCCGGATTGAGCAGAACCAGGTAGCGGGGGTGATCAAGGGCCCCAAGACGGAATCCGGCAAACGTACGGTGGACCTGAGCGCAGAGGCGATCCAAGCGCTGTTAGCGCAAAAAGCTATCAGCTTTGAGCGTGGCCGGCGGGTGTGGCTGAACCAGCGCACACTGACGCCGTGGCAAACAGATGCCCAGATCCGCAGAGTGGCCTGGCTGCCTCTGATGCAGCGTGCGGGAATTGCATATCGCAATCCGTACCAAATACGTCACACATTTGCCTCGTCCCGTCTGACGGCGGGCGCCAACCCCTGGTACATGGCCGACCAGATGGGACATGCCGACGTAACCATGGTGTTCAAGACCTATGGCAAGTTCATCCGGGCAGACTTCCAAAAGCCCAGAGCTGCACTTCATCCAGCGCAGTAG